TAGCTTTTCCAGCAAAAACAGATATCGATATTAGGGCTACAGCTAGAACTAATAACGCAAGAATTACAACGGCATTTTGCCTTATACTTATTAAAGAAGGATTAGGATCATGATCGTCAAACCACTAAATGCAGAAGCTGCTATTTCTGCTAATACAACAGTCGATTCAGCGACGTGTGTACGCTTGTATGCTTCAGCTGGTGGTGTGGTCACTAATGAAACGACCGGTGCATCATTCACTATGCCAACAGGTTCGATTACTTTCTTAAAGAAAGACGCTTCAGACGAAATCTCTGCAACCGGCACTATTCGTGGTGCCAGTGTAGCATTCGCAATTGCGTAAGGAAAAACAATGAAACTCATAACAGAAATAACAGAGTCAGTAAAGTTAATTACTGAAGAAAACGATGGAAAGAAAAGTCTATTCATCGAAGGTATTTTTCTTCAAGGTAACATCGTAAATAGAAACGGCCGCCGCTACCCAACTGAAACACTTCAAAAAGAAGTTGGTCGATATATGAAAGAAGCTGTAGCAAAAGGTAGAGCGTATGGTGAGCTTGGTCATCCAGATGGACCAGCAATTAACCTTGACCGTGTATCTCACATTATTACCGATCTTCGTCAAGAAGGCGATAACTTTATCGGTAAAGCAAAAATTTCTTCTACTCCTATGGGAACGATTGCAGCTGGTTTGCTGGAAGACGGTGCTCAACTAGGAGTTTCATCTCGTGGTATGGGCTCGATCAAAGAAGGCAAAGATGGTGTGTCTGAAGTTCAAGAGGATTTTCACTTGGCTACAGCCGCAGACATCGTTGCTGATCCTTCGGCACCTGATGCTTTTGTGAACGGAATCATGGAAGGAGTTGAGTGGGTTTGGGATAATGGTAAAATTACCGCTAAATCTGTAGAAGAATTACAGGAAGAAGCTGAGAGGGCTGTTCGTCAAAAACAGTTGACCGAACGTAAACGGTTCGAGCTATTCCAAAAGTTTATGACTGAAATGTCTAAAAACTAATTTTACATAAATAAGTAACTAGATACAACCTAGGGAGTACATTCTAATGTCTGAAGAAAATCAAGTTGAAGTTGAAGAGACAGTAGATGTTGTTGAAACTGAAGAACAAGTTGATGAGACTTCTCTTGAAGAGACAACAGCACAAGCTTCTCTGAAGCCTTCCTCTACTAAGACTCAGATGCTTGGTGATCTGATGTCTAAGGTTGCCGGCATGACTAAGCAAGATTTATCTGCGTTCTTGGATAAGACGCTTGCTCAAGTTGGTAAAGAGGCAGATACAAATCCACATGGCTCCGCGGAGACTCAAGGATCAATCAAGCAAACTGGTGCTGGTGTTCCTTCTCCTCGTGTTGCCATAACAAAAGGTATGAAAGAAGACGTTGACGAGCTTTTGGCTGGTGACGACCTTTCAGAAGAATTCAAAGAGCGCGCTACTACTATCTTCGAAGCTGCTGTTAACAATCGAGTACAGATTGAAATGGTTCGCATTGAAGAGGAAATGGAAGCTAAGCTCGAAGAGCAAGTGACTGAAGCTGTAGATTCACTGAACGAGCAAATCGAGAAGTATACCGATTATGTCGTTGAGAAGTGGATGGAAGAGAATGAAGTTGCTATCGAAAACAATTTCCGTGTTCAAGCTACTGAGTCATTCATCGAAGGCCTGAAAGGTCTTTTCGCTGAGAACTACGTTGAAGTTCCAGAAGAGAAGATTAATCTTGTTGACGAGATGGCTGAAGCTATCGAAGAACTGGAAGCAACTCTTGAGTCTGTCCAAGCAGAAAACATTGAGTTGAACAAATTAATGGGTGAAGCATTGGTTGAAGCTAACTTCGATGAAGTAACCGAAGGTATGGTTGAAACTCAAGTTGAAAAGCTTCGTTCATTAGCAGAAGGCATCGAGTATGCTGACGCAGAAGATTATGCAGAAAAACTGAAGATCATTAAGGAACAGTATTTCACTGAGTCTAAAAAAGAGGAAGGATCTACTGGTCTAATTAATGAAGAAGTTTCTATTGGTTCTAATGATGAAGCTGATGAAGATGGCGTTCGTGTTTCAGCCGAAATGGAAGGTTACTTCAAAGCTATTCAAAGCACCATCAGAAAATAACTTTTTTATAAATAGATAAGTATATCCAAATAATAATAGGAGACACACTATCATGAATTTAAATGAACAAATTCAAAACAAGTGGGCACCAGTGATTTCACATCCGGATCTTCCAGAAATCTCTGACACTCACCGTCGCATGGTAACTGCCATGGTTTTGGAGAACACTGAGCGTGCATTGCGTGAGAGCGCTGCTCAAGGTTCAAGCCAAATGTTGATGGAAGACCCAACTAACGCTGTCACTGCACAGGGTATGGGTTCTGGTTCAACTGGTCCAATCCAAGGTTTCGATCCAATTCTCATCTCTTTGGTTCGCCGTGCACTTCCAAACTTGATGGCATACGACATCTGCGGCGTTCAGCCAATGACTGGTCCAACTGGCCTCATCTTTGCAATGCGTACACAATACGCTGCTAACACTTCTGACCCAGGCGATCGTGCATCTTGGGAAGAAGCAATGTACGACGAAGCTGACACTAACTTCTCTGGTGCTGCATCTCCAGCAGCTGGCGGATCTTCTACAGACCGCGCTGGTGAAGGTATGTCAACATCAGCTGCAGAAGCTCTTGGCGAGACTGGTGGCACTCCATTCGGTGAGATGGCATTCACGATCGACAAAGTAACTGTAACTGCTAAGTCACGTGCATTGAAGGCGGATTACTCGCTTGAACTTGCTCAGGACCTCAAAGCTGTTCACGGTCTTGACGCAGAAGCAGAGCTCAGCAACATCTTGGCTGCTGAGATCCTTGCAGAAATCAACCGCGAAGTTGTTCGTACAGTTAACTGGTCAGCTGTCCCAGGTTCACAGAACGCTGAAGGCGCTTCAGTAGCTGCTAACGGCACATTCAACCTTGACGTAGACGCTTCTGGCCGTTGGTCAGTTGAAAAGTTCAAGGGCTTGATGTTCCACATCGAGAAGGAAGCAAACCGAGTAGCTAAAGACACTCGTCGTGGTAAGGCTAACATCATCATCTGTTCTTCTGACGTAGCTTCAGCTCTTCAGATGGCTGGTGTCCTTGACTACACTCCTGCTCTTAACAGCAACAACCTCCAAGTAGATGATACTGGTAACACATTCGCTGGTGTATTGAATGGTCGCTACCGTGTATACATCGATCCATACGCAACTGGTAACTACATGACTGTAGGCTACAAGGGTGCAGGCGCATTTGACGCTGGCCTCTTCTACTGCCCATACGTTCCACTGCAAATGGTACGCGCTGTAGATCAGAACACATTCCAGCCTAAGATTGGCTTTAAGACTCGTTACGGAATGGTTGCTAACCCATTCGCTGAGTCAAAGGTCGGATCTCCAGAGCTGGGCGGTGACGGTGTTATCGATACTAACACAAACCGTTACTACCGTCGTTCGGTTGTATCTAACTTGCTATAATAAAAAGAATCTCTTTAGGGATCATTTTACAGGGGCTTCGGCCCCTGTTTTTTTTGCCTGTGTACTTTGTATAAATAATTGTGTATAATTCTATTACGGAACGTAGTATGTCCTTTAATAAAAACATGTTATCTCCTCTAGGCTTTAGCTTCTCAATCTATAAGCTACCTGAGTTTAACTTCTTTGTACAATCGGTTACACTGCCCGGTATTCAACTTGGTAGTACAGACCAACCTACGCCATTTAAGAAGATTCCTATATACGGTGATCAAGTAGAGTTTGGTAACTTGGTTGTGACATTTAAAGTGAATGAGGATCTAGGAAACTATATTGAACTTTATAACTGGATATATGGTCTCGGTTTTCCTACGGATTTCAAAGAGTTCAAAGATCTAAAGAATAATCCGGGCATTGGTGAAGGTCTTGAATCTGACGGCACACTTATGATTCTCTCGAGTAATCAACAGCCAATTATGAAGATCGAACTAGAAGACATGTTCCCTGTTAGTCTATCCGATTTGACTATGGATTCACGCGACACGACAATGGAATATCTGGAAGCTACGGCAGAGTTTAGATTTAAACTTTATACATTTACACCGCAGTAAAACTATGGTAGAATAGTTCTTTTGCGGATCAAATTGTTATGACACTTGATGAAATATTTGAATTGTGGGGCGAAGATGCCAGCATTGATCGAACAGAACTTGGTAACGCAGCCCTTGCACTCGCCAAGCTTCATCATAAGTATTATCAAATTCTTTCGAAAGAACGTTTGTTGCTACGTAAGTTAGAGACAAATCTTAAAGAACTAAAAAGAGATAAGACAGAATTTTATCAAGATGGACCAACTCAAGAACAAATTGATCAAGGTTGGAAACTACCTGCTAAAGGACGAATCCTTAAAAGTGACATTGGAATGTACCTTGATAGTGATTCTGATGTTATTGCTCTTAACCTCAAGTTAGCGTATCAAAATGAAAAGATTGAGTTACTAACTGACATTATTAAAACTATATCAAATCGTGGATTTCATATCAAGTCTGCGATTGACTGGGAACGCTTTAAAGTAGGTGCATGACAAAACTTGTAATTAGTAAAGAGAATGAAGTATACAATCGAGTATATATTGATGATATGGGAGTCGCACAGGAGCTCTCAGACTACTTCACGTTTAAAGTTCCCGGCTATCAATTCACACCTGCGTATAGGAATAAGTTTTGGGATGGTAACATCCGGCTGTATAACACAGCTGCACAAACACTCTATTCTGGCCTAAACAATCATGTAGAAATATTTGCAAGAGAAAGAGGATATACCGTCGAGTATACATACGACAACTCAGCAAATAATTTTTCAGTAGCAGAGGCTAAGAAATTTTTATCAGATCAAAAGTTTACTCTCGAACCACGCGACTATCAAATTGAAGCATTTGTAGACGCTGTAAGATATAGTCGTGGTCTCTTCCTCTCTCCTACAGCATCTGGTAAATCATTCATCATATACATGATTATGCGTTGGCATCTTAGACCAACGTTGGTGATTGTTCCTACGACTACTCTCGTTCATCAGATGTACTCTGACTTTGAGTCGTATGGCTTTAACTCTGAAAAATATTGTCATAAGATATTCTCCGGTCAAGACAAGAAAACAGACAAGCCAATTGTCATCACTACGTGGCAATCTATCTATAAGCTACGTAAAGACTTCTTTCAACAATTTGATGTGGTCATAGGTGATGAAGCACACCTCTTCAAAGCAAAATCTCTTACATCTATTCTTACAAAGATGGAGAATACGAAGTATCGCTATGGTTTTACCGGCACACTCGACGGATCACAAACACATAAGCTTGTCCTTGAAGGTCTCTTTGGTCCATGCCAGAAAGTAACTACAACAAAGAAACTAATGGACGAAGGTCATCTGGCTGACTTTAAAATTAAAATTCTAACATTATCATACAGAGATGAGATCAAAAAGATAGTATCGAAGATGAACTATCAAGACGAAATGGATTTTCTCGTATCACACGAAGGTCGTAATAAGTTCATTAAAAATCTAGCGCTATCGCTTGAAGGTAATAGCTTATTGTTGTTTCAATATGTTGAAAAGCATGGTAAAATATTACAAGAAATGATTGAGAAAGAAGCCGGTGATCGTAAGGTCTTCTTTATACATGGAGGAGTAAAAGGTGAAGAACGAGACCAAATCAGACACATTGTGGAAAATGAAAGATCTGCCATTGTTATTGCAAGTTACGGCACTTTCAGTACTGGTGTCAATATTCGTAACTTACATAACGTTATATTTTCTTCCCCAAGTAAGTCCAAGATACGAAACCTGCAATCAATCGGCCGTGGTCTACGAAAGTCAGACACAAAATCGTCTGCCGTCTTATACGATATAGCAGATGATTTGTCATGGAAAAGTAAGAGTAACTTCACACTTAATCACTTGATTGAAAGAATTAAAGTGTATGATGAAGAGAAATTTGATTATAAACTATATAAGGTAGGCATGAATTGATTGTACTTCTTAAACTAAAGCATAGTGGATCTTATGTGATTGGCATAATGTCTGTACAAGAAGAATCAAAGATAGAGCTACAGGATGCTTGTCATCTGTGGTCTCAATTAGGTGATGATGGATATCCTGAATTATACTTCGCAAAGTATTGTCTCTATAATAAAGGCTTTACAGTATCATTCTTAAAGGATGATATCTTACACTATTTCAATGATGTAGATCGCGAAGTTGTAAATTTGTACAACAATTATATCGCAACACTGAAATTAAAAGTTTCAATGCCTAGCAAAAGAGTAAAGAAAGAAAAAAAAGAGAAGCCAAGAGCAGAGCTAATGGCATTCTTTGAAAAAATGATTAGTAATACGGAGATACACTAATGTCACAGTATATCAACAACAAAGAATTTTACGCACTAATATGTGATTTTAAAGAAACATGTAAGGAAGCCGAAGCTGCTGGTGAACCACAACCTAGAATACCAGAAAAAATTGGTGAATGTTTTATCATGATTGCAACTCGTCTTTCAAACAAAGGTAACTTCGTTGGATATACTTACAAGGACGAGATGGTCAGTGATGCACTCGAAAATTGTATTACGGCTATTCACAGTTTTAATCCTGAAAAATCTAAAAATCCATTCGCATACTTTACTCAGATCATTTGGTTTGCTTTCCTAAGACGTATTGAAAAAGAAAAGAGGCAGACATACGTCAAATACAAAGCCCTCGAGGAAATGGTGGTAGCTTCTGATCTTATGGACGAGGAAGGTGGTAATGGCTATGCTAATTATGATTTGCTCAATGAAAAGATGAAGCCTATTATTGAGAAGTTTGAAAAGACAGCTAAGTCAAAGAAAAAACCAGCAAATAAAGATCCGAAAGGCTTAGAAAAATTTACGGAGAAATAGAATGATAGTATTAGGCACACATGGAGCAAATCCTCCATTTATTGATCGTTTACCTCCATGGGATTCAGACGATAATAGAACATGGGTACATGAAGCGAGCGCGTCACTATTCATAGATGGGAGACATGTATCAACTATTGCTGAAGAAAGACTATCTCGAAAAAAATTAGATGGTGCGTATCCTAGTAAAAGTCAACAATATGTCTTAGATGTAGCAGGAATTCAACCAGAGGATGTAGACGTTGTAGCAGTAGTCACTCATTGCATACAACAATTTTATGTTGAATGGAAAACTGGCCTCGTACAGGCAGCATATAAAAAAGTATATCCAAATGCAGAAGTAGTATTAGTAGAGCATCACGTTTCTCATGCAGCTGCCGGTATATTTACTCAAGATAAAAATGAAGGAGGAGTAGTAGTATCTGATGGCGCTGGAGGTATTACGCTCAGAAAATTAGAAGCTGATTGGAATAAAAATGGCGAGTTGATATCAAATGTCGAATTGACTGAACATGGTCCTGTAGAAGTTTTCACGTATGGTTATTTTAATAAAAGTGATAGAGTTCTAAATCTGCATCAGTCGAATGCAAAAGTTAATAATTTTGGAAACTTCTATGCTACAATGTGTTTACACATTTATCGAAATAAACTAGGTAAATCACGTGATTGGATGAATGAAAAAATGTCCGAGCTACGAGACACAGTAGTCGGTAAAGTAATGGGTCTTTGTGCATACGGTCGCGATATTGAATGGAAAGAAAAATACAGACTATTTAATACAAATGAAGAACTACTAAGTCCACAAAAAACTTACGTAACATTTTTTAGACATCAATATCTCGAGAATGGTGAACTTCAAGGTGATTGGGATTATGAAAATATGACATGGCCAGAGACTACACCTGAAAATACAGCATTCATTTTACAAAAGAATTTTGAAAAAGCACTACATTATGTAATTAGTACTATGATTAAGAAAAAATTGATCATGCCGAATTTAGTTACATCGGGCGGTTCATTTCTAAATGTACTAGGAAATAGTATGCTGCGTAAATCCGGATTACTGGAAAGCTATCATCCATGTCCATATAGTAGTGATGTTGGATTATCTTTTGGTGCTGCATCGTATGTATCATGGATGCATGGTAATCATGAAATTCAAATGCCTCATAATATTGCTCTTCTTGGAAAAGAATATACTGAAGACGAGATGCTTCAAGCACTTCAGGAATCTGGGTATGAGTATGAGCACTATAAAAATTTCGATGAGGTATGTAGAATTACCTCTGAGAGTTTAATGAAGAATGATATTGTTGCTTGGTTTCAAGGAAAATCTGAGCATGGGCCGAGAGCTTTAGGATCGCGATCGTTATTAATGAATCCAGCTCCTGCAGAAAATAAAGATATCATGAACGATAAAGTAAAGCATAGAGAATATTGGAGACCATTTGCCGGTATAATC